AAGCATCACTTCCCAAACGCACAACAATATGAAGACATCAGAGAATTTGACGCGACAGATTACGCTGGACGAATTGATATACTCAGCGGAGGATTCCCCTGCCAACCCTACTCCGTCGCAGGGAAACGACTTGGAAAGGAGGATGAACGCCATTTGTGGCCAGAGATGCTTAGAATTGTTCGAGAGTGTTCACCCCGTTGGATCGTGGGAGAGAACGTTCGCGGGCTTGTTAATTGGTCAGAGGGATTGGTTTTCGAAGAGGTGTGCGCTGACTTGGAAACTTGTGGGTACTCCGTTCAACCGTTTATTCTTCCAGCTTGCGCCATCAACGCTCCCCACAGACGGGATAGAATTTTCTTTGTTGCCCACAATAACAACCGAGACAGGGCGGAAGAGCGACTTCAAACAGGGGGGGAAGTCAATGTTTACGGCATTGAACGAAACGGCAATGCTCCCGACACCAAGAGCGCGTGCCGAGGGCGGAAATTGTTCAAGGGACAGGGGCAAGGGCAATTTGGAGGATGTAATAGCATCGGGAATGCTCCCGACACCTTCAGCGACAAGCGCCAAAGGAGGAGCAAAGCGAACCGATCCAAAAAGGCAAAGAGACACACTGGCTTACGCGATGCACGACCCAGAGATTGGAAAGACTTCCCATCTGTCCCCCCTATTTGTGGAGGAGATGATGGGCTTCCCAAAGAATTGGACGGTATTACCTTTTCAAAATGGAGAAGAGAATCAATCAAAGCATACGGAAACGCAATAGTGCCTCAAGTGGCTTTGCGTATATTTGAAGCAATCCAAGAATATGAGATCAGCACGAAAAGCCCTCCTCCACGCGAAGAATTTTCTCCTCATTACCGAGAATAGTCAAGTAGTCCGATTACATATCGGAGAAGACCCCGCAACGCTCCTCCTTACCTTAGCCGTTCACAATGCAGAATTCCTCCACACCCTCGAGGCCGTTATCGTTCAAGCTCATGAAGCTCTCGGAGATTCGGGAGAACCCGAACAACCCGCGGACAATTAAAGAAGACAAATTCGAGAAACTCGTGAGAAGTATCCAGGACTTCCCGGAGATGCTCGAAGCGCGTCCGATTGTAGTAAACCCCGATAATATCGTCCTCGGGGGTAATATGCGTCTTAAGGCTTGCAAAGCGGCAGGACTTATTGAAGCACCCGTTTACGTTGCCTCGTGGGAAGAAAGCAAGGCGAAGGAGTTTATTGTAAAAGATAACGTCGGCTTCGGCGAATGGGACTGGGATATTCTCGCTAACGAATGGGACGCGGCAGAACTCGAAGACTGGGGGCTTGACGTTTGGCAACCCGACGAAGAACCACCGTTGGATGAATTAATTGGAGAAGAGAAAAATAAACCAGCGACAATGAAGATAACCTTTGAATCTCCGGAACAACTGCAACAAGCAGAAATTGATATTCAAGAGTTGTTAGATCGGAAGTTTCCGGGTTCTTATTTTTCTGTATCAGCCGGGGAATTATGAGATTACAAGTAGCATCTTACAAAGCAATTCGATACGCCTGTTTATATTTTCATTACGCCAAAACAGTCCCGGTAAATACTTTTGGCTATTCCGTATTTAATGAAGATAATGAATGGTGCGGAGTGGTTTTGTACGGAACAGGCGCAAGCCCTCAAATAGGCAAGCAATACAATTTGGCGCAAGGTCAGGTAATTGAATTTGTAAGAATGGCGTTGAATGGAAAACAGAAGGTTAAAGTATCTCGAATCTTGTCGATTTCTATAAAACTATTCGCGAAAAAAAACCCCTTGGTTAAATTGCTGGTAAGTTATGCCGATCAAGAACAAGGCCACGTTGGAACAATTTATCAGGCATCAAATTGGCTTTATCTTGGAGAAGTAAAATCACCACCGATAATCGAAGGAAAGCATAATAAGTCAATGGGTGGTAGCATAGGAGCGGCGAGAAAATTGTTAGGCCGTGAACCGGAAGTTTATTTTCCCAAACCGAAACATAAATATGTCTATCCACTTGATGAATCAATTACGCCTTTGTTTAAGTCATTATCAAAAAAATACCCAAAACGCGGTTGAAGCATTGTGGCGATGCGCCCGGCATCCAGCCGGGAGAGGGCAGTTCGATTCTGACCCTACCGCTCAACTTTTAGAAGATGGAAGCCGTAAAAGCGAACAATCGGAACACTAAAAAAGAGCAGATGCTCGAAGCCCTGGAGAAGTCGTTGGGCATCGTTTCCACGGCGTGTAAGATGGTAGACGTAGGACGAACGACCCACTACCAATGGCTCAAAGAGGATCCAGAGTACAAGAAAGCGGTTGAATCCATTCAGGACGGCGTTCTCGACTTCGCAGAAAGCCACCTCTATAAACTCGTAAAAGAAGGCAACCCCGCGGCGACTATCTTCTTCCTCAAGACCAAAGGAAAGAAGCGAGGATATATCGAACGGCAAGAGGTAGAAGTAACGGAGAAGAAGCCGCTTTCATGGTTAGATGAATAAACTCCCCGCCACATATTACCATGTAAGGAATTCAAAGGCGAAGATTCAAGTTCACCAAGGCGGAACGCGATCGGGGAAAACGTACTCTATCCTCACGGCTTTAATTGAGCTTTGTTACAAGAATACCGGCCTCGTAATTACGATATGCCGTAAGACATTCCCCGCCCTTCGAGCGACTGCGATGCGGGACTTCTTCGAGATACTCAACCGGGAAGAGATTTATAACCCCGAGCTTCACAATAAATCAGACGCTACTTACCACCTCGACGGAAACCTCGTCGAATTTATTTCCATCGACCAGCCGCAAAAGGTACGAGGAAGGAAACGGGATGTTCTTTTCGTAAATGAAGCGAACGAAATAAGCCTCGAAGATTGGCGGCAACTCCTCCTCAGAACAACCGGGAAGACCATAATCGACTACAACCCTTCAGACGAATTCCATTGGATATATGATGAAGTTATCCCAAGAGAAGACGCGGACTTCTTCCAAACGACGTACAAGGACAACCCCTTCTTACCGCAAAGTGTTCTCGTGGAAATTGAGCGATTCCGAGAAGCGGACGAAAACTTCTGGAGGGTGTACGGCCTCGGAGAGCGAGGAGCATCCCGGGCGACTATCTTCACGCACTGGAAAGAAGTAGACCAAATACCGAACGAATTTAAACCCCTTCATTATGGAATTGATTTCGGATACACGAACGACCCAACGGCCATCGTCCGAACGTACACCGACGGACACGGGTTCGCCGTCGATGAAATATGCTACGCGTCGCGCCTCACTAATAGCGATATATCAAAAGTCCTCCGAGATTCTGGAGTCCATAGATCGGATGTTATCATCTGCGATAGTGCTGAACCAAAGAGCATCGACGAGATACACGGCCACGGATTCAATACTCACGGAGCAAGAAAGGGAAGAGATTCGGTTAAGAATGGAATCCAATTCCTCCATTCGAGACCGCTTCTTGTCACGTCTCGGAGTGTAAACCTTATCAAAGAACTCCGCAACTACAAATGGAAGGAGGATAAGAACGGCAAACAGTTGAATGAGCCCGTAGACGAGTTTAACCACGCTATCGATGCGATGCGCTACGCGATCACTTTCAACCAAACGAACCCGAACTTCGGCTCTTACGCTATCGGATAAAATACGGGCGACCCGCAAACACGCAAAATCCACGCACGATTCACGCAAATTGTTTTTGTAAGGAAACCGAACAAACCAAGTTATTTAAACGATGGAATTACGCCTCCCTCATAAATGGTCAGACCTCACCCTCGGAGAGCTTCAAGTAATGATGACCTCCGAAAACCAACTCGAACGGATTTCTGTTTGTACCGGGAAGAGCGTAGACCAATTACGGACGATGCCTCAAAAGCTCATAGAAGCCGCTACGGAGCATATAAACGGACTCCTTAACCAAGAGACCGCACGATTCGAGAAAGTCGTTCAGATGGACGGAAAACGCTTGGGGTTTATTCCCGATTGGGACGCATTCACGGCGGGGGAATGGATCGACCTCGAAACGTACCTCGAAGATTTTTGGAAGAACGCCCACAAGGTTATGTCCGTCCTCTTCCGGGAAGTGACGTATGAACTCGGGGATAAATACGAAATCCAAAAATACACGGCCAAAGAAGACGCTTCCGTCTTTGAAGAGATGCCCGCCGACCTCGTTTCGGGGACGTTGCTTTTTTTTTGGACTACCAGAAACAAACTACTGCACGATATGAAGTCCTCTTTACTGGAGGTAGCGGCGGAAGCGATCCGGTCGGCGAAAAATGGGGGTGGTATCACGTCCTCTACGCCCTCGCAGGAGAAGACCTCCTCAAAATGGACTCGGTTACTTCGCTCCCCGTTCAAGTCGTATTTCAACACCTCGCGTATTTAAAAGACAAGCTCGCACATGATCACGTTCAATAACATCGTAGAACGCTTCGAGATTTTCGCGGAGAATCACTTCTTCATCAAGACGTTTTCTTTCGGTTCTCCCGATGATGTAGACCTCTCGAAATTCACCTCGTTTCCTCTTATGCACCTCGTATATACGGGGGCGACATACGACGCAGGAACGAAGACTTACAACCTCGAAGTTTATATTCTCGATGCCCCCGCCGATAAAGAAGGGAAAGTAATTCGGCAAAAAGAAGTGGTATCGGATGCGGAACAATGCGCGGAGGATATTATCGCCGATATCAAGAACGGAGGTAATATCTTTCTCTTTGCACAAGATTACGAGGTAGTAAATGCGACGACTACCCCCCTCGAAGAAGAAACGAAGAACGTACTCTCGGGCGTGCTTCTCGATTTATCGGTAGCTATCCCGTACGAGTGGGACGCTTGTAACGCTCCAATAGATGGGGTAACTCCTGAAGGGGGCGATGAAGTCAGCTATGCCCGAAGGGGTATCCTCCGAATGTTGACGCAAGACGGGGCGACCGACGTTCTCTCCGTTCGAACGATTAAGGTAAGTAACGGCACGCTCACCGATGAAGGCGATGGGGTTGTTAGCCTCGATACAGCCGGGGCGGAATCCCTGGACGAACTTACCGACGTAACGATCACAAGCCTCACCCCGAGCCAGTTCTTACAATACAACGGGATCTCTGGCGTTTGGGAAAACGAAACCCTCTACTTCGCTACGCTTGCCGATACGAAAGGAACGCCAACCGAAGGGCAACTCGTGAAATATACGGGGGGATTTTGGCAACCCGCGGATATTGGCCTTAATGATTTGGACGAGGTAACGATTACGAATCCAATCACGGGAAACGTGCTTCAATATTCAAGCACGCTTGGATGGTACAATACGAATCTCCCCACGCCTTCCCCGCCTCCAAGTACGACCGACCAGCTTCCAGAAGGAACGACGAATCTCTACTATACAGAAGCCCGGGTAAGTGCGAATACCGACGTTGCCGCGAATACGGCGAAGGTGGGCATTACGGCGCAACAAGCCGCCGACATTCTCAACAATAACGCGAAGGTCTCTCTTATCGCAGGAGGTACGACGGGGCAAGCCCTCGTAAAAACAAGCGGAACGGATTACGACGTAGAATGGGCGGATATTTCAATCGACGTTCAATACCATGACCGATACGCGACGGAAGCGGAGACGCTACGAGCGGGAGGGGCGGAGACGATTGAACTCTATTATTCCGCACAAGCCGACGGGGACGGCCTTGCGGAAAGTGCTTCGAGCGATACCCCCGCCGCGGGTTACGACATCCGAAGAAAACTCTACTATTCGGAAGCGGGCTTCGCCGATCCCGACACGGGAACATGGACGCAGTTTACAGCCATAGCCGATAACACTACGTTTGCAAATGCAAAGGCGGCTTTGCTTGCTTACCTGAAGGAACGCACGGGCGGCACGGTTCCGATTAGCCTCAAAATGACGTGGGAGGAGGTGAGCAAAACGTCGTACCTGCTCGACGAATCATACGGGAGCGGCGCGGAAGCGGCATACTCAACGCGGCAACTTCGAAACGCGGCTACGGACTGCATGGTCATTCGCAGGGCATCG